AACTCCAAATGTAGTGTATGGAATCACAAATCCATCTATTGGAGCGTCATTCCAATTTGATATTTCCGAAAAATATGCCGCAAAAACTTCATAATCCAGTGCTGATGTGGGTTCTGGCAAAGGTGGCAAAGGAGGATCGCCTTGAGGAATTCTGCTATTTCCGGAGTCTGCAAAATTATCAGCAGATTCCCCGACCATATCCAATAAATCTTCTAAAGATTGAGCAACTACCCCCAAATTATTCATCCATTCGTTCGTAGATTTATTAAAAAAGAAAACACCGTATGGAGTAGACTGCATTTCCCAATCTGCGGGATTATAACCGTTTGCTTCCATTAATTCTTTGTGTCTGGAACTGAATATATTTTTTATAGAAGAAGTGTATAAATGCTTTTTTGTTTCATTTAATTGAGTTTTCTTTTTTTCTTCCAAAGATTCCAAATATTGATTTAACAATATTTCTTTTCTTTTTTTGTGTATATCGAGAAATGTTATTTCGCGAGAAATGTATTTCCCCATAAAACGATCAAGAAAACCTCTATTTACGTGCTCATTCATCTTTATATTTATCCAAATGCAAGATAAATAAAAACCAAAAGTTTTTTGCAAATTTTTTAAAATTTTGTATAAATATTATTAGAATGAGCGCGAGGGCTCTAATCCTCTCTCTTCTCCTAGCGACAAGCACTGCTTGCAACAGCATATCCTGCCCACCAGAACCCAAGCAGCAGGAAGAACAACAAGTGCTTGAAGAACCGGAAGCAATAGGTCCTTCGTTTCTTTTGGATCCCAAAAAATACGATTCAATAGAAATACATGAAGAAGATCGATATGGCTGCGTCGGAGTATTGATGAATTCAAACGGGGACATGTCTTGTTCGGCTGTTCTTATACATCCTCAAGCAATATTGACATCTCAACATTGTTTTTTGGGAGATTCTTCCAATTTAATTTTTATGACTCAAAAAGGAAAAGTACATTTGATAAAGGATGTATTTTTTCCAAACAAGATAAATCCGGGTTTGCCGTTCAACGATCTGGCTCTGTGCATTCTTGAAGCAGAGTGCGAAGAGACGCCAGCGAAGCTGGTACAAGGTCCTTTTGAATTGCGACCCGGAGAGGAACTAACCACGGTAGGGTGGAGCCTTGGAATAAAAAAGGTAAGCCAACCCGGAGTGGTAAAATATTACGGAAGCCTCATTGAAGAAGGTGGTCAAGTAATGAGAATGCTTGCCACAAAGGGTTCCGTATTCTATGGGGATTCCGGCGGAGCAGTCTTCGAAGATGGAGGATTGCTCGCCGGAATCATTTGTTTTTTCGGAATGGATGCTGAAACAGGAGTAATAGTGGACAATGGGGCAGTAAGACTGGATTACTTCAAAAAATGGATCGATGAAACTTTAAAGGAAAATTGTCTGGAATAAACAATGAATAAATATTTTAAATGCAAAAATTTACTGAGTATCTTCTTAAAGAATATCTTGATGTCTATGGTGGAAACATCGGAGGCATGGGTGGTGCCAGTGAAGATATGCACAAAAAATACAAAAAAATATTAATGAGTCAGGCGAAGGAAAAAACACATCCTTACGCCCAAAAAGAAGTTGAAAATTTGATTCAAATTTTTCAACAGTATCAAAAATGATCCCTTTAAAGTATCTTTAAATATATCTTTTAAATATTTTTTTAAATAACTTTAAAGTAATTTTAAAGAAATTATAATATCTTTACGGGGACTTGTCAAGAGAAAAATCTAAATATTTTTAACATGGACAATCGTCATAATAGAAAATTATTTGAAAACGCCCTTCAGGAAGTTAATCAAAAATCTCAACCAAAGCAATTGAATGAAGTTATTGGAACTTTGATTGGTTTGGGAATTTTGGGCGGTGCTGCATATAAAGTTGCAAAAGATTGGAGTGCAGAAAAAAAGGCAAGACAGGAAGAATCTGAAACCAAGGCCTTAGAAAGACAAGCTCTCCGATCTAAAATTGCAGAACCAGCAAACCAAAGAGCCTTCACTGAACGACAAAACGAATTAGCAAGACAAGCCAGAGAAGCTGAACGGGTAGCCGACAGAACGTTTACTACCAAAGAAAGAGAAGCAGGCCAGACATTTAAATCAGGAGAAACATCAGCACAAATAGCAGCCAGACAAGCCGAAGTGGCAAGCGGAAGACAGTTTACTACCTCGGAAAGAGAAGCATCTCAAAAAGCTGCAAGAAAAAGAGCAGCAGACGAAAGAAAGTTTAAAAGGGGAGAAGGAAATAAAGCTCGACGTGAAAGAGCTTCAATTAGAAAAGAAGAAGGAAAAAAAGCTGCAGCACAAATAGCAGCCGGAGCAGAAAAAGAAAAAACAAGAAGACAAGAAGCTGCAATATCGGGATTAACAAGAAGAAGGTCTGCTCAATCCGCAGCAGAATTGTCTGCCGCTAGAGTGGAAAAACTTAAAGCAGAAACGGCAGCAATAGATCCGGCAAATAGAGATGAGGTTCTATCATTAGTAAATGCCCAAGCAGCGTCAATGGGGACCGCACTAAGTTCTATAATGAAAAAATTAGAATCTATGTCATCTCCTGTTCCAACAGCACCAAGTTCTGCTCCAGCTCTATCTGGATCTTCTGCTCCTAAAAGAAGAACATCTAAAAAGAGCACAGCAACTCCTCCAGCAGCAGCACCTAGTTCTACTCCAGCAGCACCTAGTCCTAAGAAAAAGGCAACTAAAAAGAGCACAGCAACTCCTTCCGCTCCTCCCCCTGCTACAGGCACTCCTGCTTCCGGTAAAAAAAAAAAATAAGTGATGAACCCTCACCGGAAGAATTAGCTAGAATGGAAGCAGTAAAAGCAGCGATACGTGCAGAAAATTTTAAAAATAAGAAAGCACCCAAACGACCAATAAATAGCGGGGTTGATCCAGATGCAGATGAAGATAATTTTTAATCGTCATAAATAATTTTGTGAACATAAAAGAAACTTCTTCTTTAAAAACAACTATTTTTCATATTTCAAAGATAGAAATAAACTCTATTAAAGAAATGTCAAGTAAAATAAAAAACTTGAGAAGAATGCCATTTCATCAAGTATTTTTGTTTTTTCCTTATTTTTTGTATAATGAATTGTTTAAAATGCTTGAACAAAACGGAGTATCCGTAGTATCTGTAAGAGAAGATACCAATAAAATAATAGCCATGAGAGTTTCGTGATGGCGAATGATTATGAAATTATAGAAAATTCAAGCGACGACGATTACTCTCCGCAAAAAATAGACAGGCAGAGCATAAAAGATGCTCTTGCCAGCATCGATGCTCAAAGAACTGCAATTAAAATGCAGAAAGATTTTGGGTTCGATGAAACTACTTTTGGTTATGGTTCTTATGACAAAGAAGTTGAGCCATACGGAAGTCGTCAACAAAGAGAAGACAATTTGAACAAAGCGATAGAAGAAGATATGATGTATTCTTCTTACTTTTACAAAAGATACGGAAATTTAGAAGTGTATTTTAATTTGGATGAAATGTATTATCCAAAAGCATACAATCCTTTGACCGATAAAATTGTATCGGTAAAAATTGCAAAAGAAGACAAAGTTTACGTTGCAGATCACATAAACCCAAATCAGATAATAGAAGAACTTTTGGATGGGATCGTTTCTTTTTTGGTCATAAAAGTCAATGGACAAGTTGCGCAAATAATGGGAACTTTGAGAGAAGATTTGGTAAATGGAGAATCGCATGTAAGAGAAGCCGCATTCTCTTTGTTGCCGGATGGGAGAGTTTTGCTTTGGAATACAGTAAAGCAAAAATGGAGTTCCTTTTATCCAGACAATCTTTTGGAAATGACCAGAGATGACACTACTGATTTCGAATAAATATTTTTGATGGAAAATCAAAAAGATCCAAAAGTAGAAAAACATCTCAATACAATATTGCTGAGAGAAGCAAAGCTCATAGTTAAAAATTATGAAGCATATCTTTTGGACAAGATAACGTCCAAACAATTGGCAGAAAAAATGTTGAGCTTATCTCACATAATTGAAAGAATAGAAGACTTTCACAGTTGATTTAATTTTTGTTTTGTGATACAATATTGGCATGATCTTTAATGATGAACCAAAACTAGACTATTCGGATGCTTTGATTGTTCCAACTCGGTCTGAAGTAAAGTCCAGAAAAGAAGTCTCTCTTAAAGTAAACGGAAAATTTAAGTGCGGAGCTGAGTGGACTGGCGTCCCGATCATGGCTTCAAACATGTCTACCATCGGCACGCATCAAATGGCTTTGGTATTGTCTGAATACGAAGTAGTTACTTGTCTAAGAAAAGGCGGTAGCTATTACTCTAGTTTCGTTGCCAGTTATCCGGAAAAAGAAAAGTATGTGTCTTTGACGTTGGGTATGGATGCAGACAGTAAGTTGTTTGTTGATTCTGCTAGCATCAACGATCCTACTTTTGTGTGCGTAGATGTTGCGAATGGTTATATGACCGAATTTTATAATTTTACAAGAAAGATCAGAGAAAAATGGCCAAAGTCGATTTTGATTGCAGGGAATGTTGTGACCCCAGAGGGGGTCGAGGAATTGTCAAAGGTTGGAGTCGATCTCGTAAAGGTGGGGATCGGATCGGGGTCGATGTGTCTGACCCGGCGAGTGGCAGGCGTGGGCTATCCACAGCTATCCGCGGTATTAGAATGTGCACAGACAGCAGAAGCATTCGGTATTGGGATCGTTGCTGACGGAGGAATAGTATATCCCGGAGATTTTGCAAAGGCATTTGTGGCAGGCGCAGCATTCATAATGGCCGGAGGAGTGTTCGCTGGGCACGATGAATGTGGCGGAGAAATCAGACATGGAGAGCACGGAGAGCTCAAAATGTTGCACTATGGAATGAGCAGCAAGACTGCAAATGAAAAGTACAACGGAGGGCTTTCCGATTACAGGGCATCGGAAGGACGCACAATTGAAGTACCATATCGCGGATCTGTACGAAATACGATACAGGAAGTTTTTGGTGGGATTAGGTCGGCTTGTTCTTATGTTGGCGCTTTTGACTTGTCTTCTTTGTATCAAAGGGGAAAACTAGTCAGAGTGAACAGGACTTTGAACACCATTTTTGAAAATAACGAAATATAAATAATATTAACCCCACAGGAGATAGCATCTCTTGTCCGACAACTCCCTTTTTCAGGGGAGTTGTTTCTTTTTACATTGACATGCATGTTTTATGTGGTAAAATAGTAAGCATGAATATATTCGTTCTTGACAATAATCCTGTTACTGCTGCTAAAATGATGTGTGATAAGCACGTAGTTAAAATGATTCTTGAATCTTGCCAGCTGCTTTCGACTGCACATCACGTACTTGATGGTGAAAGTATTTTTGTCGATTCAGGAAAGAAAAAGTACAATACTTATTCTTGCAATAATTCAAATATTTGCAAAGCAACGATGATTAATCATCCCTGCACTATCTGGACCAGAAAAACTTCAGAAAATTATATATGGCTTCACAGGCATGCTGTTGCTTTGTCTAATGAATATACTTTTAGATATGGAAAAATTCATGCAATGAATTCTATGCTTGAATCGCACCTTTGCCGTTTTCCTGCCAAAATACAACTCGGATCTCTCACTCCATTTGCTCAGGCGATGCCAGATTGCTACAAGAATCCTTATGCCGTTGATGCGTATCGAGCATATTACATCGGAGAAAAAATGAGATTTGCCAAATGGAAAAAGGGTAATGTTCCAGATTGGTTTTTTAAAATTTCAAAAGATGATTTTATTTTTTCGGAGAAACCTGAGCAGGAGCAGGAGCTGGTGCTTTCGGTGTGAAAGCTGCTCTGAATTCTCTAAAATATCTGGGATCTTCTTTTTCGCTTGCCCCTCGCCAATATTCTACAAATCTAGTAGTATCTTGTTCTGACATAGGTTTTTCTAGATCTATTTTTAATTCTTTGGCTTTTCCGCGAATTACTGCAGCTCCCAATTTTTGATAATTGGCGTGGTGTTCTTCGCCACATAGATCTCCTACACAACCGGGCCCATATAGTTGATCATTTGAACTTCCTGCTTTTAAAAATTTATCGCCTTGTTGGATAAATTGTTTGGTATAATCTTCATTTCCTTTGAATAGTTCCGGGTTGTTTTTAAAGAATCCCCTTGCTGTATTTCTTACAATTTGCAATGGGCCATATGCACTAGATTTTCCGCTTTTATCTTGGGTTCTTATGTACAATCTTTCATCATATGTAAAAGGATCTTTTACTTTACTGGCAGTGTGTTCGGACGCCACAATTGATCCATACATTCTTCTTATTTGATCATTTCCTCCGAATGGATCGTCTTGTGCCGGTTGTTCTTGCTTTTTGGGTTCTTCTGGTTTTTTTGTTTCCGGTTCGCCCTCTACGCGAACTTTTGCCTTTTGTTGCCCCAAGCCTCCTTCTCCCATCGGCTTGCGCGGCGGAGTTTGTTCAACTTTTACTGGAGGTTCTTCCAACATTTCTAGGATAAAATTTTTAAAACTTTTCATATTTGGGCTTGCTATTGTTAGAGTATATGCTATAATAGGTACAAATAAAGGAAACCACATGAACGTAAAAGTATTTAGACTAAACTCAGGCGAAGAAATCATCACCCGTTTTGAAGAGCACGAAAATCACGTTACCTTCAAAGATCCGGCTATTTTGATTCCAATGAAGGAAGGACAAATTGGAATTATGCCTTGGCTCATTTATACTAAGGCAAGTCAAGGAATCAATGTTCCAAATACATTTATTTCCTTTAGCATTGAGCCGCTCGATGAGATGAAGCAGCAGTATGATGCGAGCCTGAATAGAGGCATTGTCACTCCGTCGAAGAGCGTGAAGAACACGTCTTCGCCGCTGAAGTTGACGATGGATTAATTTGAACATAGAACAGATCGGTAAGATATACGTTCCTATTGCAAAGCCCCTCTCCATGGCTATGGAGAGACAAAAAAAGCATATTTCCATAATTGTGTACAAAAAGGAAATAATTGCAATTGGACAGAATGAGTATAAAACTCATCCGCAAAGCGTCAAGCTCGGATACAAGTATCCAGAAATGCATTCCGAGCTTGACGCATTTCGAAAAGTGCCTAGAAGTCTAAGAGACAAAAAGTTAATTTTGTTGAATTTTAGATTTAACCGATTTGGAAACTTTAGAAATGCAAAACCATGTCCGATTTGCAATCGATGGTGCAAAGATATTTTTCATGATATTTTTTATACCACCGATGAAGGACTAGTTCAGTTGGACGATTAATATGGATACAAGAAACATAATTGATCATTATAAATACTGGACTGATGATGCTATACGCGCTGATCTTGATATTAAGCGGCACAACTTTTCTGTTGTCTGCTGCAACATTGGTAACGATTTTAATATTGCTACCGTCATACGAAATGCTAACGCATTTCTTGCGAAGGAGGTCGTAATTTATGGAAACAAAAAATACGACCGCAGGGGAACGGTTGGTACGCACCATTATACCAACTTTCGTCATGTCAAAAGCATTGACGATCTCGGCTCCTACATTGAAAAAACTTTTTCCTTGTATGAAGGCAAAATTAAAATACTGGGAATTGACAATGTACCTCAAGCAAGCGATATAAATTTTTACGATTTCGATCCAAATATTCATTACATAATAATTTTTGGACAAGAACAAATCGGAATTCCGCAAAATGTATTGGATATCAGTGATGATATTTTGTACATTCCTCAATATGGTTCAGTAAGAAGCATAAACGTAGGATCCGCGAGCGCAATTGTTATGAATTCATATTGCTCAAGGATTTCAGCAACTCTGGGCCCCGGAGTATAAAATGTTGGGGCTTTCCATTCCCCGGTGGTGTAACGGTAGCACTGAAGACTTTGGATCTTTTTGTCTAGGTTCGAATCCTAGCTGGGGAATTATAAATATTTGATATGCAGATTATAACTCCGCTATTGACTCTTCACAATCAATTAAGAGTCCACCATTGGCAAACCAAATCGTATGCACAGCACAAGGCATTGGGCAAGGCATACGAGGATCTTGATGGACTTATAGATTCTTTTATTGAAGTTTATTTTGGCAAATATGGAAATATTAACGCCAAAGAAAATTTTAAGATAACTCTTGAAAATTACTCAGAAAAAGACTCAAAAGAGGTAGTCGAGGATGGAATAAATTTTGTCCAAAATCTCAGAGATAATCTCAAAGAAACAGACACAGAATTGCTAAATATAGGTGATGAGATGCTTGCTGTTTTACAGCGTACAAAGTATCTTCTTCGCCTTACATGAAAATTCCTGAACTAACTTACGAAATCCGTTCGTTGGCTCGAAAAGAAGAAGATCCTTCTCGCAAGGATCTTTTTTATCAGGTAGCAGGCTTGCTGGAATTTACCGATGATTTGGTAAAGCAATGCGATCTTGCTGTCTGCGAGGGCCTTAAATCCGGAACAGGTCCCATTGAAATAGATGGGGAAACCAAGTATCCGATCAATGAAGAAGTTTTAGGGATGATCGAAGATCATCTTGTAGAGCTGATACAAAGAGGATACATAAAAAAAGAAGAGCGCTGGGAAGAAATAAGAAGATCAGACGCAGCTTAACAAAGCTTCGTATATCTTTCGCGGAATGGTTTGATGACTCATTGCCTTGAAATTTGAAGGCATGATTCTTTGCACCTTTTTGCTTTTGAATGGACTTTTTCTGAAAGTTGAAAACTTTCTTTTCTTCTCCATCATGTAGTGTGCATATATGTAACAATTTGCGCTTTTTATGTATTTTACCTTATCAATAGGCAATTCATATTTGTCTATTAATTTTACAGCATATTGCTCGCATTCTCTTTCCATTTTACGAACCCAATAGAATGCTCTTTTTACTTTGTGTTCTGGATATTTTTTTCCGTGAAGCCAATTTTCCACGATTAAACAATGTTTTTCTGAAGTTTTGTAAATTTTGGATTTTTGAAGCCATTGAAGAAAATGGCAATATTCATGGAGCAAAGTTTCTAAAAATGCAGAATTATTTCCTGCAACTTTTATAAGTTTTTTGTCTTGGTCAAAATATCCCTCACATCGACCTTTTCCTATGTTTACCGATTTGCCTCTTCCGACAACCAACCGCATTTCGTGTTTGCTGAGATGTTTTTTCACATGCTTGACAAACTGGCGATGCTTTCGGTTCATGGCAAATTCTCCAGTATAGCTATTTAGGCCGAATTTATGGGTATAATTTTTTTAATTTGCCTATTGACAAGGTTAAAATTTGTGCTATAATATGGTCTAGAAAGGTTTATATAATGATCGTTACTAAAATCAATCGTCCTACTAAGATTCAGCGTATTTGTGATTACATGGCTCAGGGAAACGCCCTGACGCCCGGACAGGCTCGTTCTCGGTTCCGCGTCAATAACATGCGCGCAACCATGAGCGACCTGCAGGAGGCGATGGACCGCTTTGGCCATCGTTTCAGCGTGGTTCGTGAGACGCGAAATGGCAGAAGCTATTATCGTCTCCGCAGCGCAACCCGTCGCTAAACTTACAAAGTTTAGCCTTTCAAACCCACCTCAAAATTTGAGGTGGGTTTTTATTTCTATGCTAAATAGAATGCAGGATATAATTTATGAGTAGAAAACGATGTTGTTGTGGGCGGATAAAGCCCCCACCACCAAGTGATGAATCCTTTTGCTGCAATCCAATTCTTTATAAGGATTTTATCAATCTATTTGGCGAAACTATGTCCGAGCATGCAGAAGTTAGCCCAAAAGATTGGATTGCTCTTTTTGTTCCAAGAAATTCGGTGGGAGCTACAGGAAGACCCACATTAATTCGTGCTCTAAATGGTCCCTCAAACGGTTGTATATGTTGTTGCGACAGGTGTCCACCATCAGGTCCACCATCAGGTACACCTGCACCAGCATTTGAAAATAATTCTATTGAATTTGAAAATAATGCCTATCTAAACCAATTAAAAATTAAAAAACAAAAAGGATACATTACAAAAACATTTAAAAAAAATTCATTTTTACAATTTGTAAAAAATAAATTACAAAAATTTTATCCACAAAATATACCAAAATATGATGATGAAGGCAACTTAGTCAATCCGGAAGATACTATTAACTTTAGATTAGGCTTTGGGGGAGGCACTGAGGGACCAGACTGCACAGAAACTTGGGGTCCCGGATGCCCGGGATGGATTGAATCGGAAAAATGCTGGCGACTACCGGGAGTAATCGCAGCATTAGAGAATGACGATATACGTTGTGGGCTTAACGCTCAACAATTATGCGAAGACGGTGTATTTAATCCAGAACATCCAGCACATCTAGCATGTGAAGCAAGATGCTGCAATACAAAAAAAGCATATAGTAAAGCGTTTAATAGTGAACCAATTGTTTTTGCTTACAAATATTCTGGTTGCAATTTTTATTGGTATCCTAGAGAATATTCATTTGATTACGATCCGTATATAACACAATGTACTTCTTTTGCAAATGTTGTAGAAGGCACTTGGGCTATAAGTTGCCACCCTAAAGCATGGCTAAATGATTTATATTATCCGGGCGCCCCATCAGTCGGCTCTGCGCAACGTGAATGTTTTGAACCAGACAATACATTAATTAGAACAGATACTAGATTTCCTTGTTATTGTTCACCATATCCACATATACATGGCGGCGTAAAGGATGGAGTAGAAGATAGAATAAACGTAAGTTTAAAGGAAAACCAATTAGGATATCTGGCTTCCTCAGAATTATTTGCTCCTCCGATGGAAGCTTCTGATATTGATTGTTGTTGGTGTGCAAATACTAACAGACTAGGAAGTTTTACAGAACAATACTATAAAAACAGACAAGCGTGTTTTAGGAACATATATCCAGCAGAAGATGGTCGTGGTAGAACTATTGGGCAAGGTTCATGTAGCCCGGGAGTTAATTGTTTCACACAATCCGATCTGCCGGGATTAAATCCAAATTATAGACGAAGATGTTGGAACAGAGGAATATCCCCATATTTGTTAAGAAAAGCCAAAGTACAACATAAAATGGCATATCAAATATGGGGCCACGGATCTGATCCAGACAAAACACAAGATTTTGGTCCGTACTATAAAGGAATTGTTAGACAAATTGGATTTTTTGATAAAAGAATAGTTACTAGTTTTGGGAAACAACAAAAACAAAATGTAAAATTAAGAAATCAATTAATAGGAATTGTCGGTCTATCTCATCACTTTGAAGCTTATGCTTATAGATCTGAAGCTGGCAGTAGATCAATAGAAATACTACCTTTGCAAAATAGCTGTTTGCTCTTGATTGGCCAATATGAGGGATACGGCGGAATATTGACTCCAAGGGGACCCAGCACATTTAGATATAATCCATTTCCACATGATTCTTTGATGTGGCAAGTTAGAAGAGGGGTTCCAAGAAGAGCAATATATAATGGATCTACTGTTCCTTTGTTCCATTTTGATTTGGTTAATATGGAAGCCAAATCTATAAACAAAGGAATTGTTGGTCCCGATAATGCCAGTTTTGATGGAAAAAAGTTTTTAGAATATTTTTATGAATATTTTTACACACTGAGATATTATAATGTCGATCCGGGTTGTGAAAATGTTGGCGATATTCCGGGTGCCCCCGAATGGGATTTTAGCGGAGAAGTGATAAAATATCAATATGTTTCGTTTTGGTTAGAAAAAATGGTCGAGGAAAGCATTTTAAGAATAAAAGACCATGCAATTGATATTTCAGAAGAAGTTAATCATGTAATAAGAAGTGGAATAGAAGATCCGGAAACGAAAGAACTCATCTTAACAGATGAGATTGCATTGGAAGTCAATGGAGAACAAGGATATAGAGATCTTTGCAATTTCTTTTCGGTTTCTCCTGGCACATTAAATGCAACAACGCCAAAAATTATAAGACAAAAATTATTTAATCCCGAATCTTTAACAGATAATTATAGGCCAACATATAATGAATCTTGGGTTGGTCCTGCTGGAGTAGCAGAAGAGCTTAGATGTTTTTTGCCAAGAAGAGCGGTGTTGCCTGTTGGCCTTTCTGAAGTTGGTGTTACTGCATGGGGATTTACCGGTTCTCATTATGGATTATCGTTTGCTCCTCTCATGGGAATTACTTTAGGTATAACTGGAGCTGATTACTATCAAGGAGATAATATTAGTGATATACCACAAGCATTTGATGTTCCAAACATATTAAAAGATGAAGAATATTTGGGATTCTTTTCTCCTCAAAAAATATCTTTAGGATTGGCTGGTGGTTATATTATAGATGCATCTGGAAAATTGATTCCAGTTGGTTTTGGAAATGAAAGTTTAGCTAGAGCCCCACAACATCTTTCAATAGGATCAATATATGATGGAGGATTTGATGATATACCACCAGAATTAAAAGATCCCGGCGATGTGCCAGATGGAAATGTTTTAAAAGTAGAAGTAGGCGGTCTCGATTATGCTGTTGCAATGGTAGAATATCTAAGAGGCCATTGTCCGCAATATACGGACAAAGAATCTTTACCCTCTGTTGGTGGGGATTGTAATGGCGATAATTTTTATGTAAATTCACCATTCAGTTATTGTGCTCCAAATTATCCTTTTGGATTTATTGAAGATGGTAACAGCGAAGGAAGTGGAAATAATTTGGAGCCAGTCGGACCACGCGCATTTGAAACTAGACCGAGTAATGCTTTTAGATTAGTTGCGTGGGGAAGCCCGATTGGCGTATTTTCTTTGGCTTCTACGCAAGTTTCCGTTTCCGATTCGCCAGACTATTGCGAGGATATAAATCCAGATGATAAAATTTATCCCGGAACAAATGCATGGAATATATGGACAGATTTTTCTGTAGGCATTAAACATACAGTTGCAATAGATGATTATGGAGGACTTTTTGCAACTCCATTAAGTGATAACACCTACAATCAATCAAGTAAAGGTATGGGGCAAAGTGATCTTATTCCTGTTGCAGGTTTTGATGGTCCTCCTGTTAATTGGAACGGAAGAATTAATTATTTTCCACACATTCCAAGACCGGGTTATGTAAAAGAAGAAGAGTGGAATCAACAATTTTACTACAATGTAACTTTACCAAATAGTTGTTATAGATTATGTGCATCAAGATGCCCGTATCTTTTAAATGATAATGGTATTTTAATTTCTTGTAGAAAATGTGGAGGAGAAGCGTCTGGCCCCGGTGGGGATGACGGGGGCGCAAATTCTGAATGCACTGATTGTGATTTTACATTTAAGATAAAGGGAGCTTTGCATTTTGATCAAGGAACCCCAGAGGCAAAGGAAAATTGCCCAGATTCTCCTACTGGATGTATTTTAGAGGGATGTTACACTTTTAACGAACTAAACACACCTTTAAATGCTAGAGAAATTAATTACGATCTTACACCACTTCTTCTTGGAAAATTTACAAATTGGAAAAACCATACAGATCCCGGTGAAGCATTTCAAGAAAGAATGGAAACTTTTGAACCAGATGTCAGATTTCAGCCAGCTTATACTAAAGTTGCGGCTGGCCATTACAACACTTTATGTGTTACAAATGAAAATAGAGTAGAAATATATGGAACATATGGTTTAATTGATCAGAACGGAGAAATGTTACCGGGTACAACATTTGATGTATTTGTACCAAATCAAATAAAAGCATTAGCTGGAAGATGGAATGTTACATATGGTGATTGTGAAATATTTTGCAAAGGAGCAACACACAGTCCAATCATGGGTGCAACTTATACAAATCCATCTTTTGGAGATAATATAGAAGAAATAAAAAGTTCTTGTGACTATAGTGTTTGTATTACCGAAGATAAATCCATACACATATGGGGTGATGCAAGCATGGTTCCCGATGCGTTTAACATAGAGACATATCAACGGGGAAAAAAAGCATACAAACGATTGAGACTGCCAAACGCAATTGAAATTGTTTCTTTTGCAGTGGGCGTAAACTCTTTTTATGTGCATTATCGTCAGCAAATAGCAATAGGACAAAATACATACAATTCGTATAGAACTTATTCATACACAAGATATGGAATTGAAGATTTCGGAACCGAAATTCCTGCACACCTATTCTCAGCAGTTATGCAAGACATTGGAGCGGGCTATGCACACGCAATGGCATTGGTGTCTACTGGACTAGAAGCAAAAACTTGGAAAGCTGGGGATTTTGCAGAAGATACTTTAAAATATCAATTTGCAAATTTTGAAAGTTTACCATTCTATTTTAGAAGACAAGCCTTCTTTCATGCTGTTCCCGGCTCTTGGGATTATTCTAAATTTTTATATGGTGGGGTATGCTGCAGAACACTAGAAGGGGGAGATTTTTCAAATAATCCCGATAATTTAACAGTAAGAAATCCTGTTACAGTAGCAGATAGATGTTCTGCTTTGGCGTATAATATTTATAGAGCAGATGAAGAAAACCAAGGATTCGACCCAAGATTTTCATTCAGTGGACATCCAGAATTGTTTTGGATGCGGCCTGATTGGAGAAGATTTACTTACCAATCATCAACAGTTCAAAATGAAGTTAGCATTAAGGGTTCTGAAATTTCATGCGTTCCAGATGCAGGAATAAATATTCCTGCCCAACAAGGAGGAATTGGAGCTATATCATTTTATCAGAGATCTTGTTTAGGGGATTATGGAGATTGTTGGGGGGAAGGAAGACCACAGGCAGATAGACCCCCACCATCAGAAATAAGAAATATACCTTCTTGTGTTTCTTCCGGTGAATGTGGGACAAGTAGGTGGAACAATCCTGCTGCATTGCCAGGAAATGCTATACAGACCGCTATACCAGTGCCTGTAAAAGTTAGTTTTAGATCTACAAAAGATGTTCTTCAGGCATCATTTGTAAGATTTGATGCTCCATCAAGAGGATGTATGAGAGAAGTCGCAAGAAGTCTTTCATATTTTAAATATGCAGAAAGACATTATTATTTTGGTTACGATGATACTACAGGAGTATATGGAATTTTTAATAATCCAGATTTCTTGAGAGAAATAGCTCCTTTAGTTTATAATCCAGAAAAAGATTATGTTTGTGTTGATGCCGATGGTGATGGTATCTTTCAAAGATTTCCTTTCGTACAGGAAGGCGAAGAAGATCCATGTGTGGGCTTTACTGCTCCATATCCAGTTGGCTGTACACTATGTGGATTTGGAGGCGGAAACGGACCAAACGGGGAAGGGTTGTGTGGTTCCAGTGCTTATTTAAGTTTATTCGATTATCCATTAAGTGGTCCAAATTATGGGTCCGAAAATGCTGTTGAATGGCCAATATTTTCAATAACAGATCCTGGGTTAGTTGCACTGGATCTAAAATTTCAAAATCAAATTTGTGATGTAGAAGACGGGCCTTCAGGATGTTCTCTTTGCGGTGGAGGACAGGGCGGACCAAATAGAAATCCACTTTCAGCTGTAGTAGGTTATGGTGCAGTGGCATTCGTTGCATGTGGTTTTGAGTGCGGTCCAATATATCAACAAGGAACAAACGAGATAATAGATGGTTATTGCACAGTGAGGAGCGGCGAAAAAATTAGACCAGGAGGTGCAATATATTATAATAGAGGATTTAAAGCAATTTCGCCCAGCCGTGCATTGCTGTGGGGAGTAGATCAACAAATTAGTTATACGATTCCCCCGGAAAATGATACAAATTATCAAAATACTAAAAGAACTTTTATAGATGTTTTAAATGATAGCGAGTATACGCATAAAACAGAACCTTGGTTTTTTTCTAATTCTCCAAAATGGAAACCAATGTTTTATTATAGTCCTTTGATTGAAGGCTCTAGCAACACGAATGATCCGGAAGTCATTGCATTGTCGAAATATAATTTATTGAAGTGTTCACAAGACGGCCCACAAGATGCTATAAAATGTTTAAGCAATGCTATAGATGCAAATGCTGACTGTGGTGGCTGTGATATCACTAATGGTGACCCATTTTTAGAAGATGGAGTTTTTGTAGAAGAAATTGAATTCGATACATTAGAAAATCCAATTAGAGAACATATTTTAGGCAAATTTACATCCAATACGGAATTAGGAGTTAGACAAATATCAAAGGGAGTATTCAAATATGAAATTTCTGCTACTAAAAAAAATCCCGATTTAAATGTAAAATTTGGTGCCAGACTTTATAAAGTGGATCAATTTGGAGCTGAAACTTTGTTATTAAATGATTCTGATTATTCGCCAACTGTTGATAGAGAATTTATACAATCTGTAATAGAAGAACCGGGCGATGACACTGTAGAACCACCCATACCACCAACAGTAACAATCCAAGAAATCCCCACTTTTGGTCGTTATATTTTTAATCAATATGTTACAATGCCAATAGAAGTTAATGAAACTGATAAATTGAGATTTGAATTATACGCAAAGGTATTTGAATTGGGAGATACGGCAGAAGGTGGATCAAATAGATTACTTGTAAGATACGGTACTGTAACGGATGTTCCGGAGGTATTAGGAGACGAAGCCAGATACGTGGTTGGGGATGAAGTATCTTTTGTTGAATATAGTAAATTTTCAATAGTATTGGAAAATCCTCCCTGCTTTGGTGGTGGGGATGATACTCCAAATGCTCCACCAAGCAATGTAAAAAAGGTAGTAAGCGACCAAGGACAAGTAGTATATCAGGCGGGAAATATAACATGTCTTATATTGGATTGTTGTGGTGCGTAAAATTAAAATAAATAAAATAGGTGACATATGAAACATATTAATGACATTCCAATGATGTTTAATACAACTGGTTCAACATCAACATCAAAATCCGAAAACCATTTTTTAAAAATTGGAAAACAAGACCAATTAATTTTAAATACTTTGGATTATGGAATTTATAATAAAATTTTAAAATTTAATTTAAATATAAATTTTAATAAATTGTTAATGCTAAAGTTAAATAAAATAGGTTCGGGTGATATAATTGATTTTATTACCAGATATACTGGATTAAAAAAATTAATAGTATGGATAACAAATGGAAATTGCGGGTGTGAAGCTCGTAGAGTAAAGTTTAATTCGTTGTTTAGTTTTTATTGGCCATCTATAAAATTCAGAAAAGTTTATGTAGAAGATTTGCATTCTTTGAAATATAAAGATATAAAAAATTATAAAAAATATTTATCAAGAAAAGCACAAGAAATGGATTTACCCAATTATAGCCTTGATCCAGCTGATATTTTAAATTTACCAAAAGTACCGGATAAACCAAAACAACCAGAAACACCAGTTAACAAAACGCCAACCAAACCATTAACAGAACCAAAAATAAAAAAGTCTTGTGGTTGTTCAAAAAGAAAACTAAATACTTGATAATCTTTAAAAAGGAGATATATTTTAATTATGAAAACAGGTTTATTAAAATTTAAATACGGTGAAGAAATTATTTGTGAATACGAAAAAAAGGAAACCCATACACATATTAAAAATATGACTGCTATGATTGCTGTAGAAAATCATAATTGGCAACTGGTAACTTGGCTTCCTTACGCAAAGATTAGAGAAGGCATAGACATACCAAATTCTGAAATTTTATTTTTAAGTGATTTGAGTGAAGACATGGAAGAATATTATATTAAATGGAAAGAAGCTTTGGAAAAAAAGAGAGAAATAAGTTTTAAGTAAAATATTTTCTCTAAATATTTTTATAATGTTTAGAGGAAAATATAAAAAATTAGACGCATCGGGCCTAAAAAAACAGTATCTCGCAGGAGATACTGTTTTATTTGAAGGAAATATTTACAAGGCAATAAAACAAACTGAACTTTCTCCCTTTAGAGATAAACAAAGTTGGCAATTGACAGGTTCAAATGTGATATATTCTTCGAATACCCCTCCTATATCGCCTACAACGGGACAATATTGGGAAAAAGATGGAAAGGTTTATGTCTACCACTATGATGGCAATAATTATTCTTGGGCAGAGTTTTGAATAACTATTTTTAAAATATTAACAACTTTTTTTTCCACTTTTAAATATATTACTTTAGGTGCGCTCAATTCTTTGATGTATATAAAAGAGCAACCATCGAAGCCGGGAACACCATTTAAAAAGAAGTATTCTGTCAGAGGGAGCGAACATTCATAGTCCAAATAAGGTGAAATTTTAGAAGAAACTAAAGAAGAATCCGATAAATCAAATTTTAAAATTGTGCTAATCCCAACACTATTGTAATAAACTTCTGATGTATTAGAGCCATCAACTAGGGTAACAGTAGCAAGCGATGTTGTAGATACTCCTTCTACTCCAGTACCAACAAAAACTCTTATTGTTTCTAACTTTATGTTGGAATAGTGATCGATGCTCAAAGAAAGACCGTTGTACGCATATGGATTAAAAAGATTTTCCGTATTGTTTATTCTCGCTGCGCCATACCAATTAAAAGTGTGGGTCGGGTCATTTAATTCTCTGCAATATTTTTGATAATAATTTTGATTGTTGTATATATCAATTATAGCTCCGGAAGAATTTAACTTGTTTATAATTCCATTTTGAATTTTAGACGTTGTTAAGGTAGTTAAATCCGGAACCCCACGCATATAAATGTTTATGTTGCTAGGAACAAAATATAAATTTTCATTTAAAATTGTTTCGCTTGGGTCTATGTAAATTATTTCTGAATTATCATTTAATTTTATTGAAGACTTTATTTTTAATCTTCCGGAATTTAAAGATGCGCCTGATACTTCTAAAAATTCTTCAAATCCATAATCGCTACCATATACTCCCAAAAAATTTAAATTTAATGGATCTTCTTTATTTAACTTTGCTTGAAAATATTGTGCTGTCGCTCCGCTAATTGCTGTTAAAACTGGCGGAGAACTAAAATTATAACTTTGATAAAAACCATCGGTAATAGAAGTAGAAAAAGTTACTCCTATTGCATCTATATAAGTATTGTAATTTCCCGTAACTCCATTTAAAGTATAAATTCCTGCAAAAAATTTTTGTTCTCCGGTTTCTTCTATGTAATAAGTTCCTCCTCCAATTGCGAATGTATTTCCAATTGAAAGATTTCCAAAAAATTGTTTTAAAAACTTTAAATCAGAAGAATTGGAAGAAGAAGAATAATCTATAAAAAAACTAGAACCAGATTTTAAAATATTTGGGCTTGTTTCCAATAAGCCTTTGGTAAAACAGGGATCTAATGTAGCTCCAGTAAAATTTGTGGCAAATAAACTTATATTTTTAACAACAGTTAAAGATTTATTTGTATCTGTCATATTATGAAGCGAAATAACTTATTGATTGTGTCGAGGTTTTAGCTCTCACGTAAACAACGTTCAAATTGCCTACGTTTAAAAACAGCTGTTCGCCGGGATCTAGATTATATCCCAAATTTGTTGCTAGATTGCTGTCTCCTACGTATATTATATCTGTGTTTGAGGAAGATGCCTTCAAATTTATTCCGGCATAGCAAGTAAACCCGCTATTCAATTGAACAGATGCGGTAGTTAGGGTTCTTATTCCTGCGGTAACTCCGCTAGGTCTTACCAAGCCAAATACAGATAAAGCATCATAAATGTCATCTACTTTTGCATAAATTGCAGTAATTCCATTTACGATATTTGTATCTCC